CAGCAGATGAAGTCTCGTTAATAGAGTATCCAAATCTACCAGCACCATAAAGACCAGACTTAGCTGCGTCAGGTAAGTTGGTTTTTAGGTCACTTGAGGCACCATAAATAGAGCCGTCAGCATTAAACCTTGGTTGAGCAGTTCCGTATTTGAAATCCAAGTAGAAGATAAGACCTGAAGGTAAGTTCATAGGTTGAACTGATACCAAATCTTTCGCTACAATTTCTCCAAATACCCTTCTCACCAATGGTAAGGCAACACCCGCCCACTGTTCTTGTGGTCCTGAGTTGGTTGCATATCCGGTAAATCCGGATGTTTGATTGGCTTCTTTCACAAGCTGCTTCGCTTGGTTTTCAAGAAGCATCGCCATGTTGTTTGATTCAACTTCATTGCCAATTCCTTCTAACAATCCAGTGGCATTCCACTTGTTTGCTAGTTTGGAAGCTTGACCTTGAAGTGTCTTAAACGGGTTGGCGCTTTCTAAAAGGGATTTTATTTCCATTTTTTTTGTTTTTAAATTTTAAATTAATTAATATTCGCTAACTTTTTAAATCTAGCAACTGTTTCATTTACTGGTTGGGCTTTTGGAGTCCTATTTTCTTTAATAAGTCCCGTAGCTTTAGAAGCAAATGATTTTGGTTTTATAGACTCTTTAAGTTGTGTTCTAACGGAGCTAAATGTTTCGTTCAATGTATTGTAAATTATTTTGGCTTCTTTTGTGTTGTCAGCTTGATCTAACGAATCAACCACTTTAATTTTTTGGTTTTCCGTTAAATTGTAGGCTTTAAAAAGCTTATTAACATACAATAACTTTGAATTTAATACATTAACTTCGTTAAGTTTTCCTTTTTGGTACTTGATTACTTTGATTGCTTCGTTTAACTCGTCTCTCATTTCTTCAAGTTCCTCATTAGATGTTTCATCGATACCTTCTTCATATTTGTTTTGGAATCCACCATACTTTGGGTTCTTTAATTTGTTTCCTGATTGTGCGTACTTAGCATCAGGAAATAAATGTTGTTTTAGTTTTGCTAAAACATCTCCAGGTAGGCTTTTTATTTTATCAAGAGCATCACCTGAAAGTCCTAATTGGGCTTTAAGTGCCTTAATGAAATTATCATCATAAGGATTACCTCTACTGTAGCTGGTTCTAGTGGGATCAAATTGTCCTTCTTCTACTTCATCATCTTCCGATAATTCAGATAAAAGTTCATTAAGGTCGATTTCTTCGTCCATTTCGTTTTCGTTAAAAATTTCATTAAGGTCGATTTCTTCATCTAACTCTTCTTCTTCTTTTCCATTTTCAGACACTTTGTCTTCTTCTGGAACGGATGCTCCACCTTCTTCTAATTCTAGTTCAGCTAAAATTTCTTCAAGAGAAATTTCTTCGTCCATTACTTCTTCATTTGCTTCGACTTCTTCAGTTCCAGCTTCTTCTCCTTTACCTTCTTCTATGTCTTCTTCATAAAACCCCTGAGGCGCTTCATCTATTTCTTCTTCTAACTCCTCGGTTAGTTTAGCAGATAACATAGATTTAAGTTTTGGTGTAAAAGCTTCTTCTAAAGCAGCCTTAGCATTTGCAAGAGCAGTGTTGCGAACAGTCTTAGCGTCAGCGATAGCTTCCTTTAATAGATCATTTTTTGCCATTTTTTCTAAATTTTTGGCTTCCTAAAGTTATTGGGAACTTTAATTTGGATGTAAATTAAAATTTGAGGGACACTCTATTGAGAGAGTGTATGCTTGTCATAGATACATATATGATGAAAGTAAAAACCTAACTACCTGTTGAACTGGCAGATCCCTGTGTTGCAGCAGATGATATCACTTATGATATTGTTGACGGCGTCGTATCTATATACGGGGGAAGATAAACCCTCGTTTAAGTTAGATACAGGTTGTACATACGCTCCGTGTGTAGAAGGGGTAGATACAAAATCCCAACAAAGTAACTCAAAGTCATCTTGTACTTCAACTGTGTTACTTTCGTATACTTCTTTAACTGAACCTAAACCTCTAGATGAAATTCCTACTGTTAATCCTCTATTGAATAGAGTTTGTAATATCCTGCCTGAAGGGGTATCTAGTACTTCTATTCTTCCTATAACATCGTCTCCATCCCACCAAACATCTCTTACTACGTGACAAGTGTTTCCTAGGTTGATGACTTGAGAGTCTGGATGATCTAATTCACCGTATGCTCTGTTTTGAGCAATAGGTCCATCTTTATAATTTTTGATTTCTCTGTCTAGGATTTTTTTAGGGTAAACTCGGCCGTTTTGGTTTTTTTCTCCGGCTTTTTGAACTACTCCTTCAACAATAAGGGGGCCATTACCTGTCCCTTCGGCTAATACTTTCTTAAAAATAAACGGTCGGTATTCTATTAGATTTTCTTTCATCAGTTTCCTAGTTCTTTAAGTTTATTATTTAAGTGATTTATTCTTTCAGATATACGAGCTAAGCGTTTGTTTGTGCCTTCGAAAAAGTTTCCGCCACCTAAATCCATTTCTGTTTTTAGTTTAAGGTTATATTCAACTATTCTGTCTACTTCTCTTAAATGTTTTTCAATCTCACGAACTGAATTGTTCATTTGTTGGCGAGGATTAGTAACTTTCTTTTTAAACTTTCTGTAGGATTCATTAATTGATTCTTCCCACTTTCTGTTTTTGTTAACTTTTTTCCAATCTCTCATTGAAGTAAAAGCTTTCGTAGTAGCAATTTGTTGTCCACCAGGTTGAACTAAAGCACCAGTAGTAGACATTTCGTCTAAATGACCTTGTATTAGTTCTCTAATTAGTTCTCTAAGTTGGCTTGCTTTCATCTTGGGTCGGTTATAATTCTTTTTATTCTGTTTCTTAAATTTTTCGCATCAACCCATAAATCCCTTACTCTAGGGTCGTTTGGATTTTCTTTTATAGCTTTTTTCATTTTGCGTATAATTCCATCTAAATCTTTATATATGTCTTCTAAACTAAAATCATATCTAACATTCCAAGTTATAGAACCAGTTTCGGAATCTTTACTTACTTGTTGTGTTTCGAAGTCATATTCAGGTTTTCTCCTTACTTCACTTAATATGTGTTTTAATTTAACCATTTACTTTATCTAATTCTCTTATAAGTTCATAGTAGTTTAAAACATTACTTACATCAGAATCTTTAAGTACACGGTCAACTGGTTTTAAAAGGTTACTTACTTCTTCAAGCTTAACCTTTACAGCACCATCCTTGGTTTTAGGATGATGTAACTTAATTTTTTGTTTTATTTCTGTAATACATTTATTAATGTATTTTTTTAATTTGGGTGTGTCAGATACTTCATTAATATATTCAGATAGTAAGTTTTTTTGGTTTTGTCCTAAATGGGCATATTTTTTATTAAAACTCTCAACAACCGCCTTATAAGATAAGAGTCTCACATCTTTATCATATTCTTTAAATTCATCAAATATAGTTTTTTTAAGTGGAGTGTTTTCTACTTCGTTTAAATTATCTAATACCCTAAATTTGGCTTCAACAAGTAAGGTAGGCGAAACATTTTTAGAAACGCTTTCAAATAAAGTATATACAGAAGCTTGTTTAGAATAGTTGGAAATTTTTGCTTTGAAAAAGTTATCTATACTATAATGTTGTTTTATTTCTTTAATTAGATTATATTTTTCAGAGGATAGTTGTTTTGTATTGAGTTTTTCTCTCTTTTTCAAAACAGCTTCTAATAAAATTTCTGATTTTTTATGGTCTTTATATTTGTTAGTAGTGAGAATATTATAATATTGTAATTCTTCACATAACGTAGTACCTTTCTTAAAGTACTTTTTTATTAAGTCCAAAGAATATGTGGAATTTCCCTCAACTGTGTCAGAGGTTAATTGTCTTGACAATAATTCGAAGAGTATCCCCGTGTTTTTGTACTTTGAATGTTTTATTTTCATAGGTAATTGCAATTACTCTGTTATAAATATATGGATTTACTCTAAGCCTGTGATTTGACTTTCATCTAGTAACCCCCCGCTTTCTTTTAAAAGAGATGGTTTCTTCTTTTTAAGAGAATCTAGTACATTTTTATGTCTAAATAATTGATTTTCCTGAAATGTTCTAACATCGTTTGTGTTGCTAACTTTTAATGAATCATTAGCTTTCATGGTAGATTGCCCTAAGGGGTCTTTACCAAATGTATCACTGTCAGTTTTATATTGAGAAAGTTTAGTTTTAGGTCTACCTGGATCTTCTTCTTCGTACCCATCAGGAACATTCATAACTGATTTGTCTCTTTTAGTAGAATATAGCGAAGCCAAGTCGTGTGGTGTTCCAAATGATTCCCCCGTTGTTAAAGGATCATTTCCTTCATTTTCTACTTGATTTACTCTAAATTTAAATTTAGCATCTTCTAAAGCTTCCTCTTGTTCTTTTTTAAATTCTTGATTACTAAGTTTAAATATATTTTTATAAACCCAATCTTTACTTAATAAGTTACCCTCTAAAATACTATTAGCAAGATCAACTTTCGCAGAATAAAGTTCAGTTTTTTCCTGTTCAAATATAATAGATGGATTAGTTAACTCTAATTCAAAATTTACTAATCTTTCATCATCATATCCTTGAGTATATAAATGAACAAATGCAATTTTATAAAGTTCAGAAACTATAATTCTTTGGATTTTTTCTATTGTACGAGCAAATCTCATATCTTCAGCAGCTAGAGTTGCTTTTCCTTCTAAATTTTCATCGTATCCTAAAAAGGCTTTAGGTACTCTTAAAGCAGCAAATAATTTATCTCTATAATATTCTACATCGGCCATCCCATCATAATCTAATCCTTTCGTAGTATCAATTTTGGTTGCTGCGTCATTTCCCCTAATAGGAATATAAAAATCTTCAAGCATATTCTGCATATTGAATTTTAAATTATATTCGCCTGTGTTTTGGTCAACATATGGGGTCTTTTTAATTGAGCTTACCGTTTTTTCCATAAAAGCATCTACTTCATTTGGTGGAATAGATCCTACATTTATGTAGAAAGTACGTTTTTCTGGTGCTCTCATTATTCTATGAATAAGAGCTGCGTCTTCCATTAAGGTGTATTGTTTAAATAATTTACGAGCAGGCTCTAAATAACTCCTTCCATAAGGTAAATAATTAGCATCTGTTAGAAGTCTAAAATGAGCCATCTCATAATTTTCAAAATAAACAGAATCATCTTTATTTTGATTACTGTGAGGATATTGAATATTGTACCCACTACTTTGTTCAAGTTTAAATTGAATTTTGTCTGGATTTTCTGGATCTTCTCCTTCTATTCTTATTACTTGATATGTTGAAAAAGGTATTACTTTGTATACCCCAAATTTCTCACTAATTTCTAATTTTAGATAAAAATCTCCATACTTACACATATTACGAACCCATGTAGGTAAATTAAACTCTATATTTAAAATATCATAAAATAAGTTATTTAATACTTTTTTAATAGCATCATCATCGGATTTGATAGTTAATACATTTCCATATTCATCCTTCAATGTTGCTTCTTCTGATAATATGTCTAAAGAAGAAGCTATAATGGCGTCTGTATCCATTGCCTCATAATCAGAATATAACTGGTATCTTAAAGTCTGATAATTTAAGGTTGGATTATATGCCCATGAAGCTACTGGAGAATATAATCTAGTAAATCTATCCATCAAACGGTTTGTTTCTAAACTTCCGTATGATTGTAATCTATTAACGTCCCCTACTTTGAGGGTTTTACCTCCAACATTTCTGATAATAACATCAGTTGAAAATAATTTCTGTAATCGTGAAAATAAGGTTTTGTCTGCCATTTTTTTGTTATATATGTAATAAATATTAATCTATAGTAACCACCTTAAATCTATGTTGTCCTTACCATGTTTCATGGACCAAGGGTCATCTTTAGGTCTATCAGTGTATACTGTCTTTGTATCTCGTGTTGATTTTTTTATTCCGTTTAATGTTGCTCTTGTCAAATCTATCCCATGTTGTGCAAATTTAAGGGCAGTGTCTCTTACGTAACATACTGTGCCTAAACTCATGGTTAGATCATCGTTATACCCTTGTTGGGCTTCTGGTCTTCCATTCTTCCAAATGAAAGTTCTAATTTCTTCTAATGTTCTACTACACTTAATTATAATAGATTTATCTTTCATGTATGCATCTAATTTAGCTATAACTAATGGTCTGGTTCTATTTGACATAGTAAATCCTGGAGTCATTTTAGTCTTATCTAGTATATCATACCCTTTAGCTATCCAACTCTCTGCGTCTTGTGTTTTGTCATCTTTTGGAGAATAATATAAATTTTGATATCCTCTGTCGATTATTTGTTGTAATACAGCCCACCCAATATTTGCATTTTCTACTACTAATAAAGCATTATTATATTCAGTTGCTACTGATACTAATATATTTCCGTAGTCTTTTGTGCCGATTTGGCTTTTAAAAGAAGCTACCTGAGTACAGGCATCAATATCTATTACATGAAAAGCTGAATAATCTTTTGCATCCCCACGGGCTACATCAGCTACTACCATATAGTTTTTTGAATAATCTGGGTATTCCCATATCCAATAATCTCCACCTATTCCTCTTCTTTCCATCGGTTCTTGGACATATGTTTTCTCATAAAATTCGAGTACTTCAGGAGGTATAACACTATTTCCAGATGTTAAAAAGTTGCAATCACATTCTTGAGCTGCTAATCTTTCCCCTAATTCTTCATCTTGTTGGTCTCTCCAAGATTGGTCTCTTTCTGGGTGAATATCCCAAGGTAATCTGAGGGGAATAAAACCATTTTCCTTCTCTTGTGCTTTAACCCAAGTTCTGTGGAATAGATTTCCAGTACCGTTTGGTGTAGATAACATTACACATCTACCACCAGTTGCTAGTGTTTGTTGTGCAGAGGCCCATATAGGATCAATTTTATTCGGTTCTACAAAAGCGGCTTCATCTAATATCAATAAGGATATGGCTTCTGATCTGGCTGCGTTTTCACTCGCTGCTATTGCCTTTACTTGCGACCCATTTGTTAATCTAAGTGATAACCTATTATGTTCAACACTTTTGAGTTTTAACCAACTAGGCAAATTATCGTACATTGTTCTAACCTTTGTTACAAGGTTTTTAGCTGTTGCTTGAGTAGTAGCAATTACTAATATATTTTTGTCTTTATTGAATAACATTAAATGTAGTGCCTGACCCGCTACTAATGTAGAAATTCCTAATTGACGTGATTTTAGTATTATGTTTCTATCGTTTTTGTTTAGGATATTTAATACTTTTTCCTGGAAAGGGTATAAATTAAATTGAATTCTACCCCTAGTAGGATGTTGAATTTGACAGTACTTTCTTAAAAAATATGTAGGATTAGATACACACTTTATATATTCTTGTTTTATTATTTTTTTTATATCACTCATTAAATTAAAGCTATTAATGTGAGTATGGGTAATATAATAGATCCCATAAATCCTATTACTTTAAGTCTTTTTTGTTTTTTAATTTCTTTTTTCTGTTGCTCTATAGTGTCATTCTTATATTGAATTTCTGTGTTCTTATTGTCTAAAATAGTTTGAAAATTATCTATTTGAATTTGTTGATTATCTGATTTTTCAACTAATTTAAATATAACGTCTTTTTGGAGAGATATAGTATTTATATTCAATGTATCTTTTTCTTTGTAGACTGTAAGAAGACTATCAACGATTTCATACTCTAAAAGATCACTTAATATGATTTTAGCATCTTCTAGATTCATTAAAATTAAAGTATCACCATTATTGTTAATTATCTCCTTTACTTCTCCTCTTGAGATAGTCTGAGATGTTATTGGTAATATCATCACTATCCATATTGCTAATGATACTAGGTATTTCATTTCTTTTTTTCTCTAATTCAGCTAACTTTGTTTCAGTTTCTTTTAAAACAACTTTAGTACTATCTATAGCATAAAGTATTGTGTTAATTTCTTCTTGTAGCTTATTGTTTATTCTATTTATACTATCATTCGATAATATCAGTTGTTCGTTTTGTTGTTTTAAACTATTAATTTCATTTTCATAGGTCTCTATAGGTGCAGGAGGCCTAAACATTATAACTACTATTAAAGCAATAGCTAATATTATTATAAAAATTAACTGTATGTTATCTACTATTTTACTCACTGTCCGTTATAAATATACAGGTGAAGTCATTGTAATGGATTCCACAACTTGTTGAATTCTCCTTTCAGTTGAACCCTCTATTCTAATTAGGTTTTTTATTCTATGGTTATATGTTTTTATTAAATTATTTATTGAAAAATCAACCAAATCCCTATATTCTTCATCTATCTCTCTTATACCATTATCTTCAATATCTACTCCATTAGGAGAAACATAAAATATATAATCATATTCCGGAATTAGATTTGCTGCAAAGTCCTTAAAATAATCTGCTTCTATTATTGAAACCGACTCAGCTAACCCTGTAAAAGCCATAACGTCTATTACAGTCCTGTCTGTTATTATATCTTCATTCATTAATTCTGCTGCTCTTTCGGCTAAAAAGATTGTTTGACCTTTGAGAGTAGAATCAGTATTTAGAGGGATACCTAAATTTCTTAAATATTGACTTCTCTCTGTTGCTATTTTATAATTAGCAAATTCTGGTAATTTTTTTAATTCTTTTACCAATGTAGTTTTACCTACACTCATTGTTCCACAAAATCCTATTTTCATTTTCTTAATTTCTTACGTTAAACCTTGGGTCTTTATAAAAAGGAACCCCTTTTAAATCTCGTTTAGATTGTTTCCACTCATCTTCAGTGTATTGTATTCCATACAAATAATATTCTCTTAATTTATATTTCCCTTCTGGAATAAGAGCTGGCTCTTCCCATGAATGTAATTTATTGTTCCATACAATCCTAATTGTTCCGTCAGGGCTTTTATATTTTTTAGATTGAGGAAATGGTGTTTTTACTTTCTTCATTATTGTTTTGTTTTTTTATTAAGTTTTCTGCTGTGTAAATTCCTTGTGCCCCTGATACTGTTATTCCTCTTGCGGATAAGGCATCTCCTACAAAATGTATGTTTGG